CAGATGAGCAAAACCGGCAAGCAAGCGTGGTACAGCTCGCTGCTGTGGTACGCGAAGCAACGAGGCTATAAACACGGTTGGGCATACTGGAAATACAAAGAGTCTATGGACTGCTCTCCTGCTGGTTTGCGTCAGGTTGCGGCGAAGGAGCCTTTGAAAGAGACGTTGAAATGGATTCAGTCCCAGAACATACGACACGCCCACAGGCGTGACAAATGAGCGTCAGCAGGCGGTGCGTTGGGTTTTTCATCGGTTTGGTTATCCCAGAAAACACCTGCTGTCAGAGCAAGAGACTCCAATCTCACCTAGCTGAGACTACATTCGTGCTTGTGATCTGACCGTTTGGCCCACGATACGGGCTTTTTGACTTATTTTGCCTTAAGTGTGAAAAAGTGTTGACTCTGTGTGAGATGCCAGTAGAATGGGAACCATAGAGCGGCGCGGTGCTGCTTATTTGAGGAGAAAACGAATGACTTTGACACAGAACTTTGACCGAGAATCTGCTATTGAATATTGCTTAAAAAACGATCATGTCGTTCCGTTAATAAAGCAAACGATGAATCGTGAATACTTAAGCTCGCTTGACGGTGAACAATTGCAGTGGCGCGTGAGTCTTATCAAAAGTTTTATCCGAGACTTTCCAAGCGATTATCAGGAGCGGTAAGGCAAATGTACAAGTACGAAATAATCAGCGAGAAACAAGATAGACACTTCAAATACAGACCATCTGATTTTGAAGAGGTTATTAAGCTGATCTCTTTTTGCTTAAAACATAAAAAGATTGATGACTACGAAATTACTTTCTTTCTGAGAGGCAAAGAAGCCACAGCCGAGGAACTTTTGCAGTCAGCACAAGATGATAAAGGCGCTTATTGGGAAAAGAAGAAGCAAACTCATAAAAAAGTATGGGTTGGTACTGGTGTAACTAACTTTGTTAAAAAACCAGTATGGATTAAAAAATAAAACGGCAATGTGTTGATCATAAGACCCGCTTCACGGCGGGTTTTGTGCGTTATGAGAAGGAGAAACGAATGTTTGTTGAAACAACTGAAGAGAGCTATAAGAAGCACCGATGTAACAAGTGCAGTCACGAGGTTGATACCTTTCACACTGAGTGGCTCACCACAGAGGAAACTATTACGCTAACGAGAGCTGACATGGATGTCATTGGTGATGCTCTGTATCTAGCTTTAGAGCAATTGAGGAGTGACTACAAGAAAGGCTGTAGCATAACGAAAGAGATCATCAAGAGGCGTATGGGCGACTTGTCTCGTCTGTATCGTGGTTTCGCAGAAGAAGAGCTAACAGATTACACGTTGCCAGATAAGAGCGAAGTGCATCAAAGGCTGGTTGAACAGGCTAAGGTTTTGATTCATCAGGATAATGTTACAAGCGAAAGCAAAGGAAGAGTACACAGTAGAGCGTTCTGGGAACAATGCTGGGAAATGGTAGGTGACAGCGGAGAGCGCCATATTCCAACAGAAAAAGAAAAAGCAAAACGCAAGAAGGTGATTGATAGAAGGCTAGATGGGGAGCAATATTTTGAGCTGGTATGACCAAGTATTAGACCGTCTGGACAAGGTAAGACGGCGCGGAGAAGAGAGCTGGACTGCCTGTTGCCCGGTTCACGATGACAAGAATCCCAGCATGACCGTCAGCGTAAAGGACAGAAAGCTGCTGATGTATTGCTTTGCCTGCGGCGCTAAAGGTGATAGTGTGGTAGAATCCATAGGTCTAAGACCGGGTGCGCTATTCCAAGACCGTCAAGAATTTGACGCTGATCCGCATTATCTTCTGAAGAAAACACAGGAAGATGATGATTTTCTTATTGCGATATACCAAAGCGCAAAGAGATCAGGAGAGCGCATCAGGTACAAGGATCACAAAGCCTACATGGAGGCAATGGCCCGTAGGCACAACAGAACAGAGGCTGGCATAGCTCAGACGATTATCCCAGAGACCAGAGAGGATTTTCTGTAATGGAAGTTGTCCTGATTGGCATAGTGATATCAGCATTGGTAGTGAAGTATGGCTAGACCTGAGAGAGTCTTCTCCGATGAGGAGATAGAAGAGATTAAAGAGCTTGCGCCCGTATTAACGCAGGAGCAGTTAGCTACCTATTTTGGTATGACCGACAAGACCTTACGAGAAATACTCAAGAGGGACGAAAGAGTTTTTACCGCTTACACAAGGGCTCGGTATCTGGAAGGAGCCCTAGCCGCAAGAACTCTGCGAGACAAGGCCATCATTGACAAAGATTTCTCTAGCCTAAAGCTGTACCTGAGTCAGACGCTAGGCTGGACGGAGAAGAGCCGTCAGGAGATATCTGGCCCAGAGGGTAGGCCCATCGAGAAGGACTACCACGTTACCATTGAGGTTGTGCAACCGGGAGACTTAGATGCCGATTAGCGTGAAGAAGGTTAAAGATAAGTTTCGGCTGGTAGAGCCCGATGGCAGCATAGCCAAGAACAAGAAAGGCACAGCCATTGACGGAGGCGGCCACAGTAGCCGTTCCGATGCGAGCAAGCAGGCCAGAGCCATTGCTATGAGGAAAGCCAGCTACGAATGAAGCTCCTGATCGCTCCAAAGCTGCTGCCGATACTGGAAGCCAAGCAACGCTTCATTGTGGTCTACGGAGGCAGAGGGAGCGGGAAGAGCTATGGCCTAGCGTCTCTGTGTCTGCTGAAGGCGCTACGCGGCCAGAAGATCGGAGCCTTCCGAGAGTTTCAGAACTCTATTGATGACTCGGTACACAGCCTGCTGGCCTCGCAGATAGGCAGCTATGAGCTGGAAGACTTCGAGGTTCAGAACAACCAGATTCTTTTCAATGGTGAGGTAGCCTTCAAGTTTAGAGGGCTGGCCCGCAACGTAGAGGCGGTGAAGTCAATGTACGGCTTCTCGCTGTTCTGGGTTGACGAGGCTCAGACCATATCCTTCGACAGTCTGAAGACACTGACACCAACGCTCCGAGAAGCAGATAGCCAGATATGGCTGTCGGGCAATCCGCGCTCCAGCACTGACGCATTCTCCGAGCGGTTCATCAAGCCATTTGAAAAGCAGCTCAACCGTGACGGTATGTACGAGGATGATATGCACATGATCATCCGCATGAACTACAACGACAACCCGTGGTTCGTGAAGACACCGCTAGAGCAGGAGAGGCTGCACGATCACAAGAATCTGCCCAGAGCGATGTACGAGCACATCTGGGAAGGCGCACACCTTGATACGGTGCAAGACAGCATCATTGAGGCCGATTGGTTTGATGCTGCGATAGACGCGCACAAGAAGCTAGGATGGAAGCCAGAAGGCGCTGTGGTAGCTTCTCATGACCCATCAGATGAGGGCGGTGACAGCAAAGGCTACGCGCTACGCCACGGCAACGTCATTCTGGATGTTAGCGAGAAGATCACCGGAGATGCCAATGAAGGTATGGATTGGGCTCTGGAGAAGGCGATAGCCGCTCAGGCAGATCATTTTATCTGGGACTGTGACGGTCTTGGTATAAGCCTGAAGCGGCAGGTAGATCAGGCGCTAGACGGCAAGAAGATGGAGTACCATATGTTTAAGGGCTCCGAATCGCCGTATGACCCAGAGATGCCGTACACGCTGGGCGGTAGCCAGAGGGCCAAGACTAACCGAGAGACCTTCTTCAACAAGCGGGCGCAGATGTATTGGACTTTGCGGGATAGGTTTGAGGCAACGTACAGAGCCGTGGTGAAAGGCCAGTACATCAACCCAGAAGAGCTGATCAGTCTGTCATCTGACATTAAAAACATCCAGCAGTTGCGCTCTGAGGTTTGCAGAATCCCGCTGAAACGCGCAAACTCTGGTAAAATCCAGATACTCAGCAAGGTAGAGATGGCGAAAAAGCCCTACTCAATACCTTCACCGAATATGGGCGATGCTCTTATGATGTCTATGCACTCGCCAAAGATAAAAACCGTCAAACCTGTAGAGATAAACTTCTCAGGATGGAAGCAATATGGCTAGTTACGACGATGGCAAAGAGTTAGAAGATCGCGGTGCTACCGAGGACGATCTGAGCTACAAGGCAGATTACGAGGAACATCAAGACGTTATCGAGCTGCTGGACAAGTGCCAGCAAGCAGACAAGGACAACCGTGAGCGCGTTAGAGAAGCGCATTTGTTCCTTGATAAGCGAGACGGCCAATGGGAGCCCTACTGGTGGAACTCAAACGAATCGAAGCCGCGCTACACCTTCGATATGGTCAATCCCATCGTGGATCAGGTTGCCTCTGAGATAGAGCAGAGCGACTACGATATCCGCGTGTCACCGGCTGGCGGCAATGCAACCAAAGACATTGCGATGGCCTATGACGGCATCATCCGCAACATTGAGCAGCTTTCTAACGCGAAGACAGTCTACGCGCAGTCCGCACGGAATATGGTAATCGGCGGTATGGATGGCTGGCGTGTAGTCCAGAAGTACGTTGATG